CTTTGCCGAGCGGCGGCGCGTTCTTTTGGCTGCTGCCCTTGATGGCCACCACACCCTCTTTGGCGTACCGGCGGCAGTAGTCATACCCCTCGCTGGTGTAGTGGCCGCCGGTGTCAACCGCGCAGTGGATCGCCTTCAGTTTGCCGCCGTTTGCGTGCGGCCATTCGATCTCACGGATCGTCGTCACCTGATCCCAGACGTGATCCTGCCCTGGGTCGCCCTCGATCTTCTGGTGCCAGATCCGCCAGGCCTGCTCAGGCTTGCCGCGGCCGTAGCCCCACACCGACACCTCCAGCCAGGTGTCCTGCACGTCCACGGCCATCAGTACCGCAAGTACGCCATCCGGGCAAGTGCCGTGGCCGTAGCCGCCGACGCGGGCCATCAGGCCATCGGCGCTCACCTTCGCCAGGCTCTCGTCTTCCCAGGCCTCAGCGGCCCGCTTGTTCACCCAGCCCTTGAGCAGCAGCGGGTCCGCCTTGGCGCGCAGGAACTCATCGCGGATCTTCTCCCAGCTCAGCCAGCCATACGGCGCATACCAGCCCGGCAGGTGAAAGCCCGCCGTCTCGCCGTCGCCCTTGGCCGTTGGCGTCCAGATCCCGCCAGACAGCATGGTGGTCTTGTGGTGCTGCGCCACCCGTTCATTGCATAGCGGGCATTGGCACCACACCTCGCCGTCGCGCTTATCCCATACCATGTGCGGCCACTCGATCACGGCATGGCCGCCGCAGCAGGGCATCAGGGCGCCGTAGCGGCGGCGGTCGCTGCGCACCTCGAACTCGCTGGTGATCCTGCAGGCGCCGCGGCTGCCGGGGGTGGAGGTGACCAGCGCCTTGCGGTCGGGGAAGTTGGTCTGGCGGGCCTCGGCATTCTCCAGCGGGTCGCCCTTGTCATCCATTTCCAGCGGCAGGGATGACACCTCATCAGCCCAGACGTTCTGCGCCGGCATGCCCTGCGCAGCGCTGCCGCTGTTGCCGCCGATGATCGACACCAGCATGTCGCCCTGAAACTCCTTCAGGAACATCGCGTTGGCCGCGTCCCTGGATTTACTGCTGAGCGACTTGGCCGCTACTGCCGGGGTATCGGTGAACAGCGGCGTGAGGCGTTGACGAATTTGGCGTTTTGCGAACGATTCGGTCGGGAACATCGCCAGAAAGGGCGAAGGGTCCAGCGCGATGGTGCGGCCCAGCCAGTTCAGTCCCACCTCGGTCTTGCCGGTCTGTGAGCCGAACAGCAGCACCACCCGCTTGATGCGCTTCTCGCGGGGGCTGAGCAGGTCCATCGGCTCGCGCAGATACGGCACCCGGTCGGTGCGCCACTGGCCGGGCTCGGAGCTGCTGCGGCGGGTGAGGATCCGGTTCTGATCCGCCCACTCGCTGACGGTCAGGTCGAGCGGCGGCTGGAGCGCCTGAATGAACGCCTCGCGGTAGATCGTGGCAGCGTCAAGCGGCCTCATGCTGCAGCCCCCTGAGCGCGTTAGTGATCTCGGCCTCCAGCAGATCACGCACCGCCTGGGTGTCCTGCATGCTGGCCACCTTCGCGGCGTTGCGGCCGGGGATAGTCAGCAGCAGGTCGCGGACCTGGCGTCCGAGACGGCTGGCTTCCTGCTTCACTTCATCGGCAGAGATCAGCTCCTTTTTGGTGCGCTGCAGCTCTAGCCGGGTTAGCTCCGCTTCATAGACCGCCTTCGCCCGCTTGGCCTGGGCTAGCGATGGCCCGCCGCCCTCCGGGTGTGGCTGGCGGGTATTGGGCGGCTCCGGCAGCTCGGTGCCGTTGTCAGGCATGTTGCTGGTGTTGCCAGCCCACTGCGCATCGGCTAGCGGGGCGTCAATCTGCCAGCGGCCGTTCACCTTGCGCACGGCAGGCTCGGTGAGGCGGCCAGACTCGATCGCCTTGAGCACCGCTACGTGGCTGGTGCCACGAAGGCCCCGCGCCTTTCGGTGCTTGGCGTAGGCCTCTAGGTTCATTTGGAGCGTCCGGGTCGGTTCTGCCCCGCCGCCTCACCGGGGGAACCGGGAGTCGCCTGCTTCGGACGCATGCTCTGTCCACGATACATGGATGCCCCCATCTCGTCGATCTTGCTGAACGGCAGGATCGGCACTGTCAGCCGCTCGCGGGCGGCTGGGTTTAGGAAGTAGATGTAGCGAAGTTGGAAGCCGGGGATGGGCTTTGCTCCGATGCGCTTAAGGAATGCGCCTGATGTTTCTGATCCGGTTTTGCCATATTGAGATTTAACCCCATTGTCAACACCTGAGCGCCTTACGCTAAAGCCCGGCTCAAGCACAATCTTACAAATCACTTTTCCATCTGGCATCCGGTACATGCTGTTGTTGGGTTTAATGCCTATCAGGTGAAATCCAGAAGCTCTGTAAATAGTGCCGTCGCCGCACTGCGTTGCATCAGCGTAGGACTGGATCCATTCAATGTGCGGATAAGACTTTTTGATCAATCGCATCATCACGCCAAGCGCCCTGCTTTCGCTGTTGCGCGGCAGCCAGTCAGCAAAGGCGAAACGATGTAGGTCCAGCAGGCTATTCCAGCTTGTACCTTCAACCGCCACCAGCGCTTTGCGCTTGTCGATTGGATCGCCTAGCTGTATTGCGCCGCCGCACTTGCCATCAAGAAACACACCAAAGTGCAGCTTTGATCTTGTGTCGAACTTGCCGCTGTAGTGATAGCGGCAGACGATCTTGCGCGCATCGGCGCAGCTGATCGGCGCCACCCGCAGATCCTTAGCTGAGCCCATGGTCACCACCCCAGCTCAGGAACAGCTCAGCCACCCTGGCCAGTGCGTTGCCGTTGCTGTTCTCGTTGCCCGTCTCCGCAAACGGCCCGATGGCCTTGGCCTTCTCGATCGCCTCCTTGATGATCTCGGCCTGATCGTCATGCAGGGTGAAAGTCATCTGCTGGATCGGCTCACGGTCGCCTGACGCCAGCTCGGGCATGTCGTCCAGTTCGTCCACCTCCGGTGCCAGCAACCCGCTCAGTTCATCCACTGACCAGCCGAGCAGACCCAGATCAAACTCCACCGCCTGCAGCCCCTCCATCTCGGCGGCGAGCATGTCAACATCCCACCCCGCATTCAGCGCCAGCTTGTTGTCCGCCAGCACGTAGGCGCGGCGCTGTGTCGGCGTCAGGTGGTCAAGCACCACCACCGGCACCTCCTTCAGCCCCAGGTCCTTAGCCGCGGCAAGCCGGCCATGGCCCGCCAGGATGCCGTCATCGCTGGCGACCAGTATCGGGTTGGTGAAGCCGAACTCTTGGATTGAGGCGGCAATCTGCGCCACCTGCTCCGCGCTATGGGTTCGCGCATTTTTTTCATAGGGCACCAGCCGCTCAATCGGCCAGCGCTCCAGCTTGTCCGGCATCACCGGCTGCGGAGGCTTTCGGGGCATAGGGTGGGAGCGGTTGTAACTCAGGTTACAGGGTGCTCGCGCCAGTGGTGGAGCGGGGTTTAGGACGGCTTTCTGTTGGTTTTGTAAGCGGCTTGTAAGGATCTCCCGTTTTTTCTGTAACCACGCCAAAAATCACCCGCTAGGAAAAAGACGTACTTCGCATACACCGCAGTCCGCGTTTTCCCCAGGAGGACCCGCGCCATTATCACGCTACCGTTATGCCCGCAGCCCCAGCTATCACCCGCCCTTACCCGAACCCAGCCCGCCGCAGCTCCGCTTCCAGGCTGCTTTTGATCAGCCGGGGATACTCACGCGCCACCTCCTCGTTGAGGATGCGCACGATCGGGAAGCGCCGCTCATGGTTGGGTGCATCGTCAAGCACCATGAAAGCCGTCTCCACGTCGCGGCTGTCACCGCCAGGCGGGCGGTAGAGGATCGCCCGACCTGATCGCGACATGAAGAACTGGCCAGCCTGGGCACGCTTGCGCTGCGATCGGGCGCTGCCGCTGGCGTTCATGTAGGACAGGCTGCCTTGATAGGCCTTCAGCTGGCTCAGCACCATGCTCATGGTGCCGCGTGGGACGTTGCCGTAAGGGTCGCCCTGCCACTCGCGGCGGGGCACGATGTACTGGCCGCGGCCGATGGCGCCAGCACCGCGCAGGACCGACTCAGAGCGCTTGTGCGAGCGGTCCCCACCACGGGCCATGGCAGAGAGGTACTTGCCAGCTGGCGTGCCCTTGGCGGCGAACTGCTTAAAGCCCACCTCAGCGCTAAGCCTGTTTGGGTTGGCAAAGCTCACGTATGTGCTGCGCTGGGTGAATGGCGTAGGCCGATCGATGTAGCGGCTCATGCTGTCGGTGATGGCTTTCTGCCCAGCCTTGGCGCTGTCGGTCATGGCCTGGGCCACGGCATAGCGGAACTGCAGATCCGTCAGCAGCGCCAGCTTGCCGACCTTCTCGGGGATGTTGGTTGTGATCGAGAGCTCCAACATCACCCCTCACCCTCTCCCACGGCCAGCAGCTCCTCCAGCTCCATCCGCTGCAGCTCCAGATCAGTGGGCAAATCCCAGGCGGCGAACTCTTCAGGGTCAGCAGCACTGACAACGGTCAAACAGCCAATGGAATTCCACGACGACACCCAGTTGAGGATCAGCTCCTGCCACCAGGCCAGCCATGGTGTCGAGCGGTCTAGCAGGTGCCAAGGGGTGGCGGCGCGCTTCACGGTGGCAGGGCATCTGCGCACAGTCTGCCAGCGGGCATGAAAAACCCCCGCCTGCCAGGGCGAGGGTCGGGGTCCACTCGATGCGCCATGCACCGAGGGCAGTGTAGGGGATGGCCGTCAGGCGGCGGCCAGTTGGCGGGGTGCGGCAGGCTGATTGGCCTCGCTGCTGGTGAAACCCTGATAGCCGTACTTGGCGGCCAGCGTCTCCAGCCCGCCGGGGTTGCTGCGGCTCTTGCCGCACCATGCGGGCTTCCAGTACCAGCAGCTGCGGCCAGAGTGCCAGCGGCACTGCTGAGCCTTGAGCTGATCCTTGACGGGCTTGGTGTCACCCTGCACCCAGATCCAGTAGCCGATCAGGCTGATCTCCATGTTGGGGATCTTGAGCAGTTCAGCGATCACATCCATGATCTCTTGCTCCGACTTGGCGTTGTACTTGTAGGTGCGGCCGTCGCTGGTCTTGCCGTTCTGGCCACTCAGGGCAGCGTGGTAGGCGGCGTTGATGGCCTTCATCGTCTCCAGGTCGCCGCCAAGGTCGGGGTGGTGCTGGCGGGCGAGGTCGCGGTAAGCGCGCTTGATTTCTTCAGGGGTGCTGAGGCCGGCGAAGTAGGTGGCGGTCATGGCTGGCTGGCGAGTGGTGGAGGGCGTCCCTCCGATGAACATACCTTAGCGCGTCCCTTACGGTATGGCGACCATCAGGGCGGCCAGTTCACAATCCGTCACGCTTGCGGCGCTGAGCACGCCTGACCCGCTCGGCGTGGGCTGCCTTGCCCTCCGGCGTGATGCGCTCCCAGCAGCCGGCACAGAGGGCGCCGTGGGCGCCGCGATGGATCTTGCCGCAGGAAGTGCAGCAGGGGCGCTCCACAGGCGGCAGGCGGCCGGCTTGGCGTTCTCTCCAGCGGCGCTGGTGTTCGGCGTTGCGGGGGTCAGGCACTGGGGTCGTTCTCCGCGATGCGGGCCTGTTCGGTGAGCAGGGTGCGCAGGTCCCGGCGGTCGTCCCAGACGCGCCAATCCTCGCTATTGATGTCATCAGGCTCCGGCTCCTCCGGCAACAGCCAGTCCCTGAAAGCGCGAATCAGAGCGGGAGTGTTGAAGAACGAGCAGCCGTAGGTGTCGGCAAGCGCTTCGCCCAGGGAGGCGTTGGTGGGGTCAGGCATTACAAGCAGCGGGTTTGGAAGATCTTGATTTCGGTGCCGTGCTCAGCCCGTAGTTGGTCGGTGGCCTCCCACGGTGCTTTGCCGGTTCTGATCTCAACCATTAGGCGAGCCGAGCCGGGGGGGGGGTGAAGGAGATTTCGTAGCGGAACATGGCGTTTGATGCGGTGGAGTGGTTGCCGGGGTGAGCCCCCGGCGGGATGGGTGGCTGTCAGGTGCCGCAGCCGGTGGACAGCACTCCGATAGGGCCGGAAACTTCCCGGCTAGCCCCAAGAACGGGGCACAGGCTGTAAGAGCCCTCAGGCATGCACTGCTCTTCGCCCGCGTACTCCATCACTTTGCATCGAACAACATCGATGCCATCGGTCAGGGTGACGAACTTGGCTGTGCGCTTGAGCACTTCGTAGGTGACGTGAAGGTCGGCGTTGCCAACGAAGGTGAGTTGATAGCGGGAGCCGGTTTGGAAGGTAGCGGTCATGGCTGGCAGTGAGTGGGTTAGTGATGTGGTGGAGGCTGCTTAGGCGATCAGCTCGCGGGCGGGAGTATTTTCCACGCTTGCTGATGCGCTGCCGGCCCAGTAGGCCAAAAAACCGCTGTTCTGGTCCGCCCAGGACTGGGCGCGTTCGCGAGTCTTAAAAGAGCGGCCTAGGCAGCTGACTCCAGCAAACACGCTGTAGGAGCGGCCGGTCTTGCGAATTTCAACGGAAGGCGTGGTAGCGGTCATGGCTGGCGGTGAGTGGCGGAGCGCCTCGGCTCCTGTCCCCATACCTTAGCGCGTCCCTTATGGGCTGGGGTGGCCGTAGGTGGCCGGTTGATGGATTGTCACACTTCGCCCAGCAGCTCGCGGAACTGCTCCAGGCTCATCACCACGAACTGCTGCGACGGGTCGGTGGTGCCCTTGCGCTTCACCACCAGGGCATGGAGGCGCTTCCCGGCGTTGACCTGCTGCTCCATCGCATCGCGCAGCCAGGCGCCGAGGCTCAGGGTGCGGTGGTTCTTGCACTGGATCGCCGCGGCCGCGGTCCACAGGTCGCCGCGGTCGAGGGTGGCACCGGCAGGGATGCGCTCGCAGGGGATGCGCTCCGCCAGGTAGTCGGCGATCAGCCGCTCAAAGGCGCTGCCCTTGCGTTTCTGGGGGTTAGCCATGGATCAAGCGCCGAGACGTGCGGCGAGTCGCTGCAGAGCAGTCTGAGGGCAGCAGCTGCTCTCCACCTCGCTGCCGTCGGGCAGGTAGATCGCGTTGCGCTGGTACGGTTCCAGGGTGATGGGCGGGCTGTAGCTGGGGATAGGCAGCGGCGGCATCCACTCGCGGCGCCACCAGGCCACCACGGCGCCACCCAGCAGCACTGCACGCTGAGCCTCGCCGGGGTGGGCCTGCGGGTCGGTGCGGGGCAGCCAGTCGCCGAACGTGAACGGGCAGGGCCGCAGGGGCGCCGCTGCGGGGGCTGCAGGCGATGGGGCGGGTGTGGGCACCGGCGGAGTGGTCGAGGCGCCTTCCTGGGCCACGGCGGCGCGTAGCTGCTGCAGGACGTTCACGGGGAGGGGATGGCGAGGAGACGTTGGGCGATGGTGTCGAGCGATTCACGAATGGGATCCGCGGCCGCACTGATCGAATTGTCCACGGACATGGCCCCGATCAGTGTCGCGGCAGCCTGAAGGGAAGCATCGCCGCTCCATCCGTACTCCACAAAGCGACGAGCGATGGCATCAATGCGCGCCGCGTGGTCGGAGTAGGAGGAAGAACTTCGAACGCCGGATGGGGTATTCCACGTGATGAGACGGGACGTGTCGGCCGATTCCATGCAGCGATAGCGGGTAGGGGCATCCTACCGCCAGTTGCACCCATCAGCACCAAACAACCGGATTTCGGAGGGTTGAAAGCGATTCCACCCCATTTCACCCCATTTCAACCCTGGCGGTGTGAAATAGAATCCTGTCCACGACAGGCGCCTTGCCCTATTCCACCCATTTCACCCCATAGGGAGAGAATTACTTTTATACTCTCTCTCTTTATTTTTTCTTAACCTCCAGGGCACTCTCTCCCTTCTTTCCCCGTAAGTGGGTGGAATGGGTGGAATTGCCCCTAACACCAGTCATTCCAATGGATTACGTTCACACCGCCCGGTGTGGAGTGGTGTGAACGGGGTGGAATGCCGGGTGGAATGCCCTCAGTCGGGGTGAGGGCGCTTCAGGCAGGCGGCAGCCACTGCAGCGACCGCTGCACCTCCCTGAGCTCCCCCATGTCCGGGGCATCGCTAACGACGTGCTCCAGCCAGGCGCGGCGCTCGGCAGCCTTCATGCGCTTTTGCGGCAGGCACCACTTGCGCAGCTGATCGAGGGGCACAGGGATAGGGCCATTGGCGCGGCGCCACTCTTGACCACGGGCGAGCAGCTCCTTGACCTTGCCGGTGGCGTCGGCATCCCGCACGGCGCACAGCACCCGATCGCGTTCGACGATCAGCATGCCAGCGAAGCTGATCGCTGCCATCAGGGTGTCGGCGCTGATCGGGCCATTCATGCGAATGCCGCTGGCGCCGCAGCGGATGGCGTGGATGAGCAGGGCCAGGGTCAGCGTGGTTCCGCGCAGCTTGATGATGTAGCCCTTGTCTTCCTGCAGAGTGCGCGCCCTGCGCATCTCCAGCAGGTCATCCACCCACTGGGTCCACAGGGGGATGGCATCTTCCGCCAGCAGGATCTCGCAGCTCTTGCCGGGCGCCGGCATCGGCAGCCGCGCCGCGGTGGCGTCAATGGCCTTGTAGAGGTTGGATAGCACCGGGGTGAGATGCACCGTGGTGGGGCGGTAGCGGTAGTCCCACTCAGGGAGCTGCACCATGTGGAACCGGGCCCACAGGCCATCGGCATCCGGCACGCCCTGGCAGGCCTTCACGTCTGCCTCCCATAGGCCAGCGATGCGGGCCGGCTGCAGGTTGCCGAACAGCGAGCAGCGCGGGTTCTGGATGAGCACCTCGGTGCGGTTAACCCGATCAGTCATCAGGGACGACCCAGAGCCGATTGAGAGCCACTTCGGGCGATCACTCTTGCCGCCACGCTCACGGCAGAGGTTGGCGAACCAGCCAGAGAGCTCATCGTGAAACGACAGGTGGCCTGGCGTCTCGGCGCTGAGCAGGTTGATCTCCAGCTTCTCGATGGTGGTGTCGGTGGAGATGATGTAGCGCCGCTCGGGCTGCGGGTTCTCTGCCAGAAAGTCGCCGACCGGATCTTCAGAGCCGCCGGCGTCGTCGCCATTGCGGCGCCGCTTCTCGGCCTCCTCGGCCTTGGCCTTGCCGCGGTTCCACTCTTTGATGGCAGCCTCATGCTTCTCCCGCTCTGTGGCGTGCCAGGCCACCAGCGGCCGTTCGATGGCGGGTGCGGTGATGGGCGACTTGCCGGCGCTCACGCCACCGATGGACATGCCCCACAGCACGGCGATGCCGCGTACCTCATCGCCTGAGCGTGGGACGCAATGGGCCCGGTTGCCGATGATCGATGCCACCGTGGTGAGGATCGGCAGGTAGAAGCCGCGTGCGGGAAGCTGCTGCTCTTCGGCGTAGCTCAGCAGCTTGGTGGCCATATCCGGCGGGAACAGCAGCTGAGGAGTGACGACCGCGGCCAATTCCCCGGCATCGCGGAAGCTCTGCAGCTCTGCCAGTAGGTCGCTGCGGGCAGCAGCGGCGTCTTCATCGTCGAGGGGCTCCGTCTGCCATGGATCGGCCGCTGCGGGCTCCACCGGCGCATCAGGCGGGATGAACTGCTCGCCGTTGAGGGGTGGGGTTGGTGGGTCAGGCTTCGGCTTGGGCTTGTCGATCACGAACAGCGAGCGCTCGCCGAAGCTGTCGTGATCCTCGGTGCGGACATAACCCCAGGTGCGGCCATCGTGGCCGGTGACCGTCTCGCCCTTTTTGCTGCAATCAGGGGCTGATTTCGTCTCGCCGTGGCAACACCAGACCGAATCGCCGTCCTGATGGATGCTGCAGGCGCCGGAGTGGTCGCGGCCGCACATCGGGCACGGTTGCCGCTGGCTGCTGTTGCGCCAGGTGCCGGATGCGTTGCTGTAGCTGCGCGGTCCGCGTGTGACCTGAGGCGAGATTGAGCGTCGTGTTTTCGGCCGCAGTGGTCGATCGCCGCAGAAGACGCCCTGCAGCAGCGCGAACCATTCAGCCGGCAGCGGCTGCGCGTCGGCAGGTGGCCGGCCAGCCCAGGCGTACTGATCGTCGTTGTCGGTGAAGTGGGATTCTTTGGTGTAGTGCTGGCCCAGCACCACCACCTGAGTGCCGTGCTTGGCAAAGACGGCAAACTCCTCGCCCTTGTCATCGGGCCCACCTTCGCCAATGCCGACCTTCACGGTCTTGCCGCCGGCGGCAAGGATGGCCTTCTGCTCGGCGGTGACGGTGTAGACCAGCTTCAGCCGGTCGCTGTTGCCGGTGCGCACGATGCGCCAGGTGTCGGCTGTGTACGGCTCGCAGCCATGCTGATGGCAGAACGCCGCGGCCCTCGGCCCGTCGATGTCGATGGCGATGTGGCCAGGGGCGGCGCCGATGTGCCAGCAAACGCATTCAGGCGCCGTGGTCTGTAGCTCGGCCACGGGCACGCCGGCATGGTTCTCCCAGCCGTCACCAACGAGTGGCCGTTTGTCAGGCGCGCCAGGGAGCAACGGCCCGAAACTGGCGAGCATCGGCAGGCGTTCTAGGCGCCAGCGATCGGGCCCATAGGGGCCTGCCGCAGCAGCGGCTTGAGGTGTCTGCACGGTTCACGCCTTGGCGGCGAGGGCCTTGTCTGCCTGCTCAATCAGCATGCGGACGGCCTGGGAGCGGCTCTCGATGCCGGGGGTGGTTGCCGCGATGCGGTCGAGGGCCGCCATGTGGGCGGGTTTCACCATGACGTGCAGCGGCACGCTGCGGGCCTGGGTGGGCATGGGGTAAGGTTGTTCAAGGTCGTTACACCTTACCACCATAGCCACGCCATGCCCTTTCAGCTCCGCGACTACCAGACCAACCTGGCCGATGCCGGCGACGCTGCCATGCTTGACGGGCGACGGCCTTGCATGGTGGCCCCCACCGGCGCCGGCAAGACCGTGATCATCGCCGAGCTGGCCCGCCGCGCCCTCGCCCGTGGTGAGCAGGTGGTGGTGATCTGCCACCGAGAGGAGATTCTGCAGCAGATCGTGGCCAGCCTGCAGGCCCACCTAGGGCCGCAGCAGGTGATCGCCATGGTGACGGCCGGCAGCCGCCCCCGCATGGATCGCCGGGTGGTGGTGGGCATGGTGCCCACGATGGTGCGGCGACTGAAGCTGCTGGAGCAGCTGACGGGCTGCACCCTGCTGGCCGATGAATGCCACCACGCACCATCCCCCACCTGGCGCAAGGTGATCGAGGCGGCGCAGCCGCGACGCTTCGGCGGGTTGACCGCTACCCCGGTTCGCCCCGATGGCAAAGGGCTGGGCGACGAAGAGATGTTCGACCTGCTGCTCAATGGCCCGGAGGCCGGCGAGCTGATGGCAGCCGGCAAATTGTGCCGCTACCGGCTGTTCGCCGCCCCGCATCGGATCGACTCCAGGGGCATGCGCAAGCGCGGCGGCGACTTCACCACCGCCGACATGGAGCGCAAGGTGGTTGAGATCCAAGGCGAGATCGTCCGCGACTGGATGCAGCTCAACCCGAACCGTGAGCGGACCATCTGCGTGGCGGTGAGCGTTCCGCATGCCCACCAGGTGGCGGAGCAGTACCGAGACCTGGGCATCGCCGCCGAAGCGGTGGACGGCGACACCCCGAAGCCTGAGCGACGGGGGATCTTTGAGCGATTCCGCCGCGGCCAGATCACGGTGCTCTGCGCCTGCGCTGTGATTGATGAGGGGCTCGACGTGCCGGAGGCGACCTGCCTGCAGATCCTGCGGCCCACTGCCAGCCTCAGGCTGTGGCGCCAGCTGATCGGGCGGGTGCTGCGGCCAGCGCCAGGGAAGGATGCGGCGCTGTTGATTGATCACACCGACAACTGGCGGAGGCTGCCGCCGCCTGATGCGGAGATGGACTGGAAGCTCAATGCCGAGGTGCAGGAGCCCCGCGAGAAGCGCGAGGCAGTGATTGACCCGGACACCGGCGAGGTCACCGAGGGCGAGCCGATCGAGACGGAGGTGCAGGAGACCGGCGCCAAGCTGGTTGAGATCACCCCCGACCTGCTGGCCCAGGCGCATCCTGTGGTCGCGCGGCGGCTGCTCAATGAACGCTGCAGGGCGGAGATAGGATTGCATGATCTGCGAATCAGCGTTCAGTCGGGCGATCCATACCCAACTCAAACCGATGATCAGTGGCGCGAAATTACAAGGCTTGCGTCGTCCATTGGTCGCACCCGGGACCAAGTAGTAAGGAATCCACCCGACCTGCGCCGCTGGTTGAACTACCTTGACGTGCTGGAGGATGAAACCCTGAAGGTGCTGGAGCCAGCGCTAGGGCTGCAGCCTGGCTGGGCCCAAGGGCAGATGATGCTGAGGATGCTGCTGAGCCCTGCGCAGCGGCTGGCGGCCACGAAGCGGCTGCAGCGGTCGTGGGGTGGGGTATAGTGGCGGCAACTGCGCCCGCGATGATGCCAGCAGCAACCACTGAGGCGCGCAGCATCACGCTGCGGCTGCCTGTTCCACTGTTCGACCGCTTGCGGGCGGCGGCAGCTGATGACCGGCGATCAATGAACAGCATGGCAGCGTTGCTGCTGGAGGCTGAGCTTGATCGCCGCAGCTGACCCGGCCCGCCAGAGCCGTGCCCAATCTGGCCGTCCTACCGCT